GTGAAATTAGGAGTGTCAAGTCGTGGAACAGGCTCGCTTAATGGTGACAAGGTAAATGATGATTACAATTTATGCACTATAGATATTATTTCTGAACCCTCTGGGATAGGATGCTTCGTAGATGGAATTTTGGAGGGAAAAGATTGGATAATAGATGGTAATCAAATAGTAGCAAGGGCAGTAGAGAAATTAGAAGAAGATTTAGCAGAGCATGGTAGTAGAGATATACTACGAGATTTACAAACATTTTTAAAGTCAATAAACTGGTAGGAGAACAATAACATGAGTGAAGAAATTAAATATACAAAAGAAGAACTGGAATTAGCAAATCATTATATGGATACAGGTCATGAACAGTTGAATGAAGTAGAAATGTTTGATGTGTGGGCAAAAAAAAATGGGGAAATACAAAAATTTAATAAAAAACCATTATCAAAAAAAGAAGCTGATAAAATGGCTAATGATTTAAAAAGAGCTACAATTCCTTCGGTTGATCAAAAAAGTATAGAAGTAAAGGGGAGCAAATAATGAAAAAGTTTACAAGTTATTTAAAAGAGGATTCAGATATAGTAAATTCTATAACAAAATCCAAGAATGATGCAATGATTAAAATCGAGCAAATAATTTCTGATTTTAATGATATGGGAGATGGTAGAAAGCAATATACATTAGAGTTATTATCGGTATTGAATTCAGAATTAGATCAGATAGTTAATGATGCAATAGAATTTGATGATGATGAAGAATATGATGATATGGATGGTATGTAATTATAATAGGAGATATACATGGAGAACTTTAGAGAATATATAACAGAATCAAAGGTACAACTTATTGGTGTACGAAAGAATGTATTAGGTACAGCATCAATAGAGATGAAACTTAAAGGAATGAGAAAGCCACAAGAGTTTGATGTATACCCTATGAAAACAGGTGATAAGGAAGTAACAATACAAAGTGAAACTAGAATAGGTAGATTAGATATAACAACTGGCAAGGGAACTATGAGCAAACCACATTCTAGTGGGGCATATTTTGTACATCTTACTATGGATAAATTAGAACCATTTGAATTTAGTTCATCTGATTTTTCAAAGGTTAAGAAGGAAATAAAAGGAAGTTCAGCAACAGGACATAGTGGTGTAATAAAGTTTAATAATTCTGGAGCTAAATCAATAGGTGAAAATGTATCTAAGTTTAAAGGATATATAGAAGCACAAGATTTACATGAATCCGAAGGTACAACTATATATGTAGTAACAGAGGGTAAGAATAGTACAAAAATATTGAAAGCATTTGGTGATATTACTAGTGCAGAACGATATCAATATTCTTTGGGTGAAGGTTTCTATATAAAAGAAACACAACTAATTTAAGAAAAAACACACATATACACTAAAATGGAAATTTTTACAATTTTCATTTTATAAATAATTATAGAACTATATAAGACTGTATAGTTAATTAACCGTTTTTACAAGGAGTAATAACATGAAACTTACTGAAAAACTTAAAGATGTAATGAAACCAGAAGACTTAGTTGAGTTGGAAGCTGGTATCAAAACAATGGTTAATGAGCAAGTAGCATTAAGAGTAGAAGAAAAGACAATTGAATTGGAAAAGAAAGCAGAAGAATTCTGTGAGAAAGAAATCCAAGAAAAAGTCGAAGCAGAAAAAGAAGCTCTTATTGAGACATATGAAAAGAAAATGGAAGATTTAGAGAATAACATGGTAGAGAAGTTGGATAACTTTCTTGATTCAGTTATTACAGAACAAATCTCTGAAGAATCTATTAAGAAGATTGCTCTTAACGAAACATACGAACCTATTATCAAGGGTATTCAAGACTTATTTGAAAGCAAATATGTTGCTATTGATTCCGATGGTGAGAAGTTAGTAAAAGAACAGAAAGATGAAGTAGAAAGATTAAGGAATGAAAATTCAACATTAATCAAAGAGAAGATGGAACTTTCTGAGTTAGCCGAAGCTGGTGCTGTTAAATTAATCATATCTGAAAAAACAGATGGATTGACTGAAACACAAAAAGAAAGAGTGAATACATTTTGTGAGAATAAGACTTTTGACGAAGTTGAAAGACAAATAGATTCATTTATTGATTTAGTTGAAGGCAAAGAAGATGATGAAGATGAAGTTTTAGACGAGAGTGTTGATTCAAATAATTCTGATAAAGATGCAGGGGATGCAGAAGAAGAATTAAACGAAAATAACAAAGAAGACAAACCTGAAAATACATTGACTGAAGATGTATATGATGGCGTAATAAACTCGGCAAACAAATTTTTATAAATTTTTATAAATATTAATATAACAGCTATAACAAGGAGATTTAATTATGGCAGATGCAAAAAATGTACAACAGTTGGTAGAGAAATGGGGTAATATGGCAGGTAAGATGTCCATTAACAACATCGAAGACCAATACACTAGAGAAAACTTAGCAGTTCTTTTAGAGAATCAGGAAGCAATTGACAAGAAAGCTAATTTGCTTACAGAAACTTCTAAAGGTTCTAATACTACAACCGTTTCCCAAACTCATGCTGGTTTAGATGGTGCTTTTTCACCTATCGCTTTAGCATTGGTTAGAAGAACTTTCCCTGAATTGTTCGCAAATAAAATTGTGGGCGTACAAAGCATGTCTGGCCCAGTTGGCCTGGCTTATGCCTTGAGAGTATACTACAAGGGTTCAACAGATTATAACGAATCTGGTTTTGATAAGGTTCCTGAATATTCAGGTTTTACTGGTTCATTTGCTACAAGTGCAGGTGGTCAATCTGGTACAGCCGATACTGGTACTGGTATTTATACAAGTGCTGGTGAAGCAATGGGTCTTGGTGATACAAGTAACGCTATGCCTGAACTTCAATTGAAGATTGACAAGGTTGCTATTGAAGCAAAGACAAGGAAATTAGGGGCATCATATTCTTTAGAAGATGCACAAGATATCAAAGCCATGCATGGTGTAGATATTGAAAGAGAAATGGTAAACCAACTTCAATACGAGATTCAGGCTGAATTGGATAGAGAATTGCTTTACAAGGTTCAGAGTGTTGCTACAACTACAACTACTTTTGATATTTCCGCTACTGATGGTAGATGGCATCAAGAGAGAATTGCTGGTTTGGTAAACAGAATTGTTTCTGATTGTAATAATATTGCATCCAGAACAAGAAGGGGTTCAGGTAACTTTATCGTAGTTTCTACTGCGGTAGCAAGTGCATTACAGTCATTACAAGGTGGACTTTTCACAGCTAATCCTGCGATGGTTAATCCTACTAATACTTATGCTGAGATCGGAACACTTCAAGGTATAATCAAAGTATATAGAGATACATACAACACATCTAACAGTGTATTATCTGGCTATAAAGGCCCAGGTGTATCTGATTGTGGTGTAATATACTCTCCATATATCATGGGGTTGTTTAACAGAGCAATTGCACAAGAAGATTTTACACCTAGAGTTGGTGTTATGAGTCGATATGCAATTACTGAAAATTTACTTGGTGCTTCTAGGTACTACAGTAACTTTGCAGTATCTAACATTGCTTACTTGTTACAGACCTAAGAAATAGAATAGAATAGAATGAGAAAGTCTGGTAGAAATATCAGACTTTTTTGTTTTTATAAATACTTATGTAAAGGGACAGAGCCGTACAACTTTGTTGTTGCTTAACCAACAACTTACCTTTACATAACTTCAACCTGTTAAGAGGTAAAAATGGTAGAATGTAAAATATGCAATAGAGAATTTAGAAATAATTCTGGATTGGGTAGACACATAAAATTAACCCATAAAATATCATCTAAAGAATATTATGATACATATTTGAAGAAAATTACGGAAGGTACATGTAAAATATGTGGTTCTTCTACAAATTTTAGAAATTGGAGTGTAGGATATTCAACATATTGTTCAACTAAATGTGCCAACTTAGACGAAGAAATACAAAATAAATCAAAAGAAACAAGTTATAGAAAAACAGGATATACACACAACACACTAAACCCAAATAATAAAAGTAAAGTTGAAAAAACGTGTTTGGAAAGATATGGTGTACCTCATTATACAAAAACTAAAGAATATATTGATAAAACTAAAGCCACTTGTTTAAATAAATATGGTACAGAATATAGTTTTCAATCAGACAATAATAAGATAAAAACTAAAGCTACTTGTTTAGAAAAATATGGTGTTGATAATCCTTCTAAATCTACAATAATTAAAAACAAAATAAGTATAAAGAATAATAAATATAAAAAAGAACAATTTTTAAAAATATTACCACAAGGATACAAACTACTAAAATATGAAGTTGGTGATATTGTTGAATTAGAATGTCCAAAACACCATACATTTAAATGTCAAAAACAATTAATAGTAAAAAGAAGAAAAGCAGGACATGAGTTTTGTACCATATGTAGTCCATTAAATTCTTTTTTAAATAGTACATCAATATATGAGAAAGAATTAATAGAGTTTATAAAAGAAAATATTAATGATGTACAAAGTAATAATCGTGAAATAATAAAACCATTAGAGTTAGATGTATATGTACCCGATTTAAAGTTAGCATTTGAATTTAATGGTTTATATTGGCATTCAGAGTTATATAAAGATGAACATTATCATTTAAATAAGACTAAAGAATGTATTAAAAAAGGAATACATTTGGTACATATATATGAAGATGATTGGATATATAAGAAAGATATAGTTAAAAGTAGGATACTTAATTTATTAGGAAAATCGAAAAGAATATATGCTAGAAAATGTACAATAAAAACAGTAGATATAATTACAACAAAACAATTTTTAGAAAACAATCATATACAAGGAAGTATTAATTCTAAGTACAATATTGGATTATACTACAATAATGAATTAGTATCATTAATGACTTTCGGTACATCCAGATTTGAAAAAGATAAGATAGAATTAACACGATTTTGTAATAAACTTGACACTACTGTTATAGGTGGTGCTAGTAGGTTATTTAAGTATGCTACAATGGTATATAATTTCAAAGAGGTAATAAGTTATGCTGATAGAAGTTGGTCTAATGGTGGCTTGTATTGGGCATTAGGATTCAAATTAATAAAGGAAACAGAACCTAATTATTACTATGTACAGAATGGAATTAGAGAAAATAGATTTAAATATCGTAAAGCAGAGTTAATTAAAGAAGGTTTTGACAGTAATAAAACAGAGAAAGAGATAATGTTTGATAGGGAAATTTATCGTATATATGATTCGGGAAGTTTAAAGTTTATAAATACTAGTATATGACATTGTACAAATGGAGACTAGTATGAGTTGGAAGAATTACATAAGAAGTGGTATAACATCACCACATTGGACTGAAGACCTTTTTTTTGAAGGTGTATCGGAAGGTGGATTTAAGTTAAACGTAGCTAATACACCACTTAAAAAGGCAAGAGAGTATGCAGAAAAACAATTTCAAGGTGCTGGTAAGAGTTTAGACGAAGTAATACCTGAATTTGATGTTAATTATAAAAAGATACAAGATAAATTAAAGAAAGCAAAGGATGTACCTAGAATACAAATGCCAGTTATTGAACCTAGTGATATGGAGGAATTTAAAAAGAAATTAACTTCAGGTCATATAGATATATTTAAACCTATTGCTAAAGATGCATGGGCAGAATTAAAAGGTGTATCAGATGAACAATTTCCTACTAATTTAAATGCAAGTAATGGTAAGTTATGGTTAACATTAGGACAAAAAGATGGTAAAGATTCTGATGATAAAGTTAAAGCAAAAATGACAAAGTTTTCATGTAAAGATTTATATCCATCACAATCACAAATATGGTTAGAAAAATTGATTACTAATATAATTCAATTTGGAGTACCTGAAGATGGT